GCGCATACTTTTGGGCTATTGAAAACTATGACGGATGGACGCCTGAAGAAATTACTAAGGAGTTGTATGATGCATTATTAACCTTTAAAACAAAAGAGAAATGAAAGAAGGAACATTAGTATGGATAGTAGCATCAGTAGAAGATGATGCGCTACAAGTAAACTGCGACAATGATGAAATTGTAGTAGAGCCTCACGGATTTAGAGCAATGCCTTTGTATGCAGACAAGCAGTGGGTAAAGCCACTTACTGAAGAGGAGATTCAAGAATATAATAGAAACCTTTAACACCAAAGAGAAATGAAAGAGGTAGATTCAGAACTGGTCAGGACCATTCGGATGAACGGCCGGAACCAGATGAAAGGTGAGATGATTCGCTGGCTGGACACACACCCAAAGGCCACGGCCTTGGACCTGGTTAAGCATTTTTGTGGAACGATTTGGATGAGTGGAAGCTTAGAGGATGGACGATACAAAGAAGGCCAGAACTTTAATCCTTGAGCAGATAGCTTACAATAAGAGCAGAGGCTGGCGAACTGATAACCTGGAGCGTATTGCTCGTGAGTTGTGGTTAATGGTTGAACAGCGCGATCAGGCTGAGGAGTTACTTTTCAAGTGTTTTTTGTATCTCCTCAAATCAGAACGCCACGCCTCCCATCTTTATTGGATATCTAAACTGGACCAGGAGCAGCTATACCAGGAGCTGGACGCAGAAGCAGAAATACATCTTTTAAAACATAGATTTAACGAATGGAAGCAATTGATGGGATAACAGATCCATGGATGGCAGGATCCTGGATTCTGGAACAGATGAAGAACGGCTTTTATCACAACGGCCGTTTTTTTGTCTTCAATGGTGAGAAATATGATGAGGTGACCAGTGAGCACCTCCAGCTGCTGATAATGTCCCTGCTCAAAGAGAAATGCACCACAGGAAAGGTCAACATGATTATGGACCGTCTGCGCTTCGCATTGCCCTCTCATGAGTACTCAGAGAAATACATTGCCTTTGAAGATGGGTACATTGATCCATACAAGCTGACCTTACAGAGAGAGAAATACATTGAGAAGCACAAGATCTTTCAGCTCATGCCTTTTCAATATGATGTCACAGCACAACCAGAGAAATGGTTCAGCTTCCTGGATCAGATATTTGACGGTGATGAGGACCATCAGGAGAAGAAAGACCTGCTCCAGGAGTTTTTTGGGTATTGCTTCATGCGTGATATGAACCTTCAGAAGGCTCTGGTCCTTTATGGAGATGGAGGCAACGGCAAGAGCATTGTGCTGGATGTATTGGCTGAGATGGTCCCCAAGGTATCACGCTTGGAATGGGGAGAGCTATCAGATCAGAGAGGCCTTGAACGTTTGGCTGACAGCTGGGTGAACATAGCCACAGAGATAAGCTACAAAGAGACCAATGCCACAGTGGGCTTCAAAAAAGCTATTGCTCAGGAGATCATGACAGCCAATCCCAAATACAAGGCACCATTTGACTTCAAGAGCAATGCAAAGTTTGCCTTCGCCACCAATGGACTGCCACAGACAGACGATCCCTCAAGTGGAGTATTTAGGCGTTTAATAGTGCTGAGCCTGAATAACAGCTTTGTGGGTAAGGAGAATTGGACTCTGTTCAATGAGCTTAAGGAGGAGATTCCTGGCATCTTTAACTGGGCCTTAATAGGTGCAGTGCGATTGAGGAAGAACAAAACATTCACGCATGTGCCCTCCAATATGCAAGAGCTGGCAGAGTACAGGAGAGCGATCAACAGCCTCCAAAGCTTCTACGATGAGAACCTTGAGATGTACGAAGGGCAGGAAATATCCTTCCAACAGTTCTACCGAGATTACACTTCCTACTGCTTGGAGACATCTAACAGGCCCTATGCTCGTAACAAGATAAGACAAGTAGTTAAGCAGTTAGGGCTTAAACTAAAGGTGTACACAGCAGGTGATAACGTGCGCATGGTCAAGGCTTTAGCACCTATCAACTGGTCCAATGATGGTACCTTCTAATTAACTACTAACTACTACTCATAAAACATTTACATGTATAGTATTAGCCTCATATATATAGAAAAGTTTTAAAAAAAGTAGTTAATTAATTAATACATGCCCAACTACCTCAAGCATAGACATGCACGCACAAGGGGCTACTACCACCAGGAGAAGCTCTACAAGAGCACAGCCTGGCGTAAGTACCGCACAGCCTACCTCAATAGGCAAGGTGGCAAGTGTGAGAGCTGTGGTGATACACCACCTGACCACATGCTGCACCTGGATCACATCAAGCCATTGGCTCAAGGTGGTGAGCCATTCAACACAAAGAACTTGCAAATACTATGCGTGATCTGTCACGGTAAGAAGACAGCAAAGGAGACATGGGGGGGTGGGGTTCCATCTGAAACGCCTGCCCGGTAGATTCCCCAGCCAAGTCATCGTTTTTTCTGAGACAAATACAAAACCTCCCAACCATGAAAGAAGAATTGGAACTATGGAAAAGCATTCAGAAGGAGTGCATTGACAGCCTAAAACGGCACGGTGCAATCATTGAGGCCATCACAGACAGAGGCCAGGCAGTGATCAGAAAGAATCCAGCTGTGGAGACCTTAGCAAAAGCAGAGCGCAAGATTGCAGAACTTGAAAAGATTGTTGGCAGTGGACTTGACCTGGACTGAGAAGATAATTGAAAAGTACTGTGTGCTCACAGAGGACGAGCATGCAGGCAAGCCTGTCAAGTTATTGGATTGGCAGAGACACCTGATCCGCAATGGAGAAGGAAAGCGCATGATCTGGCTGGAGATACCACGGAAGAATGGTAAGAGTGCCTTCATTGCTATGCTCGCCATTGCCCACATGCTGGAAGGCTTCAAGAACAACAGCAACCCTCAGGTAGTGCTCGCAGCTGCCACCAGAGAGCAGGCAGGTATTCTCTTTGCGTATGTCCGCAACATGATCCTGTACAATCCAGAGCTCCAGAAAGTGCTTGAGCCATTCAGAAAAGAGATACGACTGAAAGGCCGTCCGGGCTTCCTCAAGACGCTTACCTCTGACGGAGGCTCCAACCATGGACTCAATCCTTCCCTGATCCTGGGGGATGAGATCCACGCCTGGAATGAGGTGAAGGGACCAGACCTGTGGGAAGCTCTGCGTACTTCTATGGCTGCGCGGGATAGCAAGATGGTCGCAATCACTACGGCAGGAGGAGCGTACAGCTTCGCACATAAGTGGCATGAGTATGCTGTCCGGGTGCAGGAGCAGCCTGAGATTGATCCCTCATGGCTTACCATCATCTACGGAGCCCAGGATCACGAGGATCCACATGATCCAAAGGTCTGGGCCAAGGCTAACCCATCTCTGGGTGTGACGGTCTCCATGCGTTACTTGGAGGAACTGTCCAACACAGCCAAGCATGACGAGCCCACGCTCCTCTCATTGCGTAAGCTCCACCTCAATCAATGGGCAGGATCTGCCCAGCCTTACATTGAGCTGGCCAAGTGGCTCAAATGCACGAACAAAAAGAAAGACATAAAGAACTGGAGATGCTTCCTGGGTGTTGACTTGGCAGCTGTGAATGACTTCACGGCCTATGCCATTCTCTTTTTTAATGGTGAGGAGTTCCACACTGTGCAGACCTACCAGATCACGGAGCACGGAATGAAGAAACGGAAAAACAAATATCCGAACCTCGTCCAGAACTGGATCAAGAATGGAAACCTGGAGATAGTCAAGGGAGAGGTCACCACCACAGCTCACCGGGTGGCCATGATTGAAAGGCTCATGGAGTCATATCCAGTGGAGGGCATCTTCTTTGATCCATGGAATGCAGCGGAGACGGTGGACCACATGCGCCAGAGATACGGAAAGAACTTCTGCTATGAGGTCCGGCAGTCAGCTCTTATGCTCAATGAGCCCATGAAGCTGTTATACCGATCTGTAGTCACTGGCAACCTCACGCATGACGGCAACCCTGTCACCGCTTGGATGATTGCCAACACAAGCCTGATTGTGGACAAGAATGACAACTGGACATTTAGCAAGGACAAGGCCCCTGACCGCATTGACGGCACAGCTGCGATCCTGACGGCATTGGCTGGCTTCGTACACAACGCCCAGACAGGATTGAGCGCATACGATCAGGATGACATTATTTTTGTTTAAATGGATTTTTTTTTGTAAACTTTGTTTAATACATGGCGAACATCTTTCAGCGCGTAATACGCAGCATTTCGGGAGTACAGAGCCCACGCCCCTGGCTCGTCAACTTGCTTGGCGGTACAGCCACCTCAGCAGGGGAGACAGTAAACAACATCAACGCGCCCAAGGTCGCGACTGTTTACGCATGTGTTTCCCTTGTCTCTGACACCATTGCCTCACTTCCTTTCCGACTATATCGGGAGACAGAGGAGGGTATGATCCTTCAGCCTGGTCTTATCGATGACATTGTCCGCAAGGCACCAAATGTCTATTACAATAGCTTTGACTTCAGGAAGGCCATGATGACCAACCTGCTCCTGCGCGGGAACGCCTATGTGCTGCCCATGCGTAACGGAGCAAGCCTGTCAGGCATGGAGCTGATTGACAATGATCATGTGACGGTGGACACCACAAGCGGAGAGCTGATCTATCAGCTTCGCCTCAATAACGGTGTGAACATGCGTCTCCTCCCAGAGCAGATCATCCACCTCAAGCTGTGGACCATTGACGGCATCAACGGAGTCAGCCCCATTGCATACGCAAAGGAAACCATTGGAACGAGCTTGGCAGCTACGAAGCACCTGGGCTCTTTCTATGGTCGCGGTGCTACACCCAAAGGAATCCTTCAGATCCAGGGCACCATCCGTGACGCTGACCGCGTCCGTCAGATTGGTCAGCAGTTCGATGAGCGGTATGCCGGAGCGAATGCTGGAGGCACCGCCATCCTTACGGAGGGAGCAGAGTACAAGCCTGTGGCCTTGAGCAACCGTGAGAGCCAGTTCCTGGAGACACTGCGCTTCAGCGTGGAGGAGATCTGCCGACTCTACAAGGTACCTCCTCACAAGATTGGCCACATGGAAGGAGCTGGATATGCCAACAGCATTGAAGCCCAAAATGCTCAATTCGTGACGGACTGCATCCGTCCGATGGTGGAGATGATTGAGATGGAGTTCACCAACAAGCTCCTCTCTGGATCACGAAAGTTTAACCTGGACATGCGCGCGCTCATGCGTGGAGATATTATGACGCAAGTCCAGCGAAATGTATCTTATTGGAATATTGGTGTCATGTCAGCCAACGACATCCGCAAGGATGAAGGGATGGATCCGATCCTGGATCCGGAGGCAAATGAGTATAACAAGCCCATGCACATGTCACCACAAAATGATGTAACAAATGGAGAACAAGGAAACACGGAGCCTGCCCCTGCCCAGTGATGGAGAAGGAAGAAATATCTCAGGATACGCAGCCAATTTTCAGCCGTATGACATGGGTAGCTTTAGGGAACAAATTGAGCCCTCAGCTTTTAGCAACCTGGACCAGTACGATATCCACGCCCTATTTAACCACGACTACGACCGAGTTCTGGCTCGCAGTAACCGAGGAAAGGGAACCCTGGATCTACATGTAGACGATCAGGGCCTGCGCTTTGCTTTTGAGCTTCCTGACACTTCTACAGGCAACGAGGTGCGAACCCTTGTAAGCCGTGGAGATGTGAGTCAGGCCTCTTGGGCTTTCACCGTTAAAAAAGAGGAGTGGAAAGATGTCCGCTCCGATAAGCCCCTTCGCGTCATCAAGGAGGTAGGCGAAATCTTTGATATCTCATTGACTCCTCGCGGAGCCAACCCATCTACTTCCGTAGCTCTCCGCAGCTTGGAAGCAGCCATAAGTGAAACTATAGAACCCGAACAGCCGGAAGCTGTAATATCTGAAACCCCAGAAATGGAAAACAACGAAATCCATGAGGAGCGTGCTGCGAATTTCGTAGACGCATCCGCTGTGCAGGGTAAGCTCTCTAAATCAGAGCAGCGCAACCTCGCAAAATTCAACATTGTAAAGGCTTTGAACGAAGCTCGCAATGGTAAACTATCAGGCCTTGAGGCTGAAATCAACCAGGAAGGTCTTGCTGAGCGTCGTCGCTTGGGCTTGGCTGATGGTGCAGACAACGCAATCCACATGCCCGAATTCGTCACGAAGCGGACGCAAGTGGTAGGAACGGCTAATGTCGGAGGTGACTTGGTCTTTGACGAGCCTGGCCAGTTTGTAGATTTCCTCTACCCCAACACTCCTCTTTTGCAGCAGGTTTCTGTATTTGAGAACTTGGTTGGTACGGTATCTTTCCCACGCCAGACCTCTGACTTCACGCTGAACTGGCAGACAGAGACAGGTGCTGACACTGCTCAGGACATCAACTTTGACACTGTCCAGATGTCTCCCAAGCGCGCTGTGATCACGGCCTCTATCTCTAACCAGCTTTTGAAGCAAGAGTACAGCCAAGGCATTCAGAGCCGTATCATCAACCAGCTGAACCTCTCTTTCAACAAAGGACTTGAGAACGCTGTTTTGAATGGTACTGGTGCATCCAACCAGCCTTCTGGCCTTTACACTTTGTTGAACGGTGGCTCACAGGAGCTCACTTTCGCAGGTGCTATGACTTATGAGGATCTCGTTGCTATGGAGTCCGCTCTTGCTAACAATGACGCTCTTGCTGGAAATTTGGCCTACCTCACGCACCCTGCTGTGATGGCTAAATTGAAGACCACCAAAGTAGACGCTGGATCAGGCCGTTTCTTGGTTGAGGGCATGATGTCTCCCGCTATGACCGCCAACGGTTACACTGCTTTGACCACTACCTTGAGCCCAACTTACTCAGGCCCTGCCTACGGTGTAGCCTTCGGTAACTGGTCAGATTTGGCCGTTGGATTCTGGGGCGGCGCGTCACTCATTGTAAATCCATACAGTCAAATGAAGAGCTCCATCACGGAGATCTATCTGGAGCGTTTCATGGACACTGCGATTCTTCGCGATGAGTCCTTCGTCATGGCTCAAGATGTAACTGCCTAAACAATGGCCAACAGCATAACATACACGCCCCAGGCCATTGACCTGGCTGAGATTAAAGCCTTCTGCCGTGTAGACGGTTCAGCTGATGACTCACTTCTCACCTTCCTCTATGAGGCAGCGTGTGAGGAGGCGTTAAGTTATGCCCATGTCATTGCTGGAACAGCAACAATAACCGCGGACACAGTATGGGTGAGCTCTTATGAGCTCCCCTACTGGCCCGCTGGTGCCATCACCTCTGTCCATGTTTATGTGGATGGGGTTTCAACAGAAGACACGGAGTATGAGATCCTGGACGGAGTCATCACTCCAAGCATAGGATCCGAGGGAGAGCGCATGGTGATTGTGTACAGCGCAGGCTTTGCAGCTATGCCTAAGGACCTCAAACACGCGATATATCAGCGCGTGAAATTCGGCTTTGACTTTGGGGATGATATGCCCTATGATAAGAGCCGTTTCTTTGACCGTATTGTGGGACGATATCGCAGGAATTTTGCATGACCTTAGATCGCAGAGTCACACTATACGCACCCACTACCTCTCAAAACAATAGTGGGCAGGTGAAGCTCACATTCGTGAGCCAAGGCAATTTCTATGCCCAGGAGGTCATTCCTGGTCTGGAGGTCGCAGGCAGTGAGGCTTTTGTCAACGATCAGATCCAGAGCCAGTACATTGTAAACTGGAGATTGCGATACAATGCAAATATCTCAGCAGATTGGAAGCTGGGATACAACAGTCAGTACTTTGACATCATCTCCGTGGTCCCAGAAGGACGCAAGAGATATGTCTTAGTAAAGACAAAACTGCGCGACAATGGCACGCTCTAAGGTCTACCTCCGCAGTCAATCAGGACGCACAGAGAGCTTTGAGGAATTCCGTCAGCGTTTACGCAAGCTGGGTACCTCAGAGACCATGCGATTCCGCGAGGTGCGCAAGCTCCTGCTGAAAGAGGCTCAGCCTCTGGTGACAGAAGCCCGAAATCTCGCCTATCAAGGCAGTGATGAACCCAAAGCAATCCGCATGAAATCGCGGTCCGCTCTTGGGGCTAAGTTTTACAACCTTTACGGCTCAATCAATAAGTGGGCAAACAAAGGGACACAAAAGGCTTATGTTGTGGTGGGCCTTCGCGGACCAAAGAAAGGTGGGGCCTATTACGCTATCTGGCAGCTCTTTGGAGGTACTTCCAAAGGATTCAAGCCAAAGGACTTTATTGGAGAAGCTGCTGACAGCACTGATGTGATGGAAAAAGCTCAGAAGATGATGCAGAGGCATATTCAAAAACGCATAAATTCGGTGTTGAGATGAATTACCTCCAGTATATTTTTGACGCGGTCAACACTTCAAGCACAGCCGATGTGTTTGCCATAGCTGCTCCGCAAGGGATCACAGATGACCACATTGTCATCCAGATCCAGAGCATTGATATCACCGAGAATAAGGACCTTGAGCCTCAGGAAAATATCAACGCCACACTCTTTCTACACTTTGCCGATGCAGATGATGCCCAGGCAGAGCTCGCCACTATCCGCGATCTGATCAAGACAGATGTGGACTACCTCACCGCCACATTGGACGGTGTTCAGTTTTTTTATGACGATGTAAACCAGCGCATCCTGCTGGCAGCTGACTTTTTATTCATTCTAAAACCATAATAATATGGCATCTATTTCTGGCGGAGAGATCCGCGTATTACTCTCCACGGACGGAGGGACCACTTACAAAGGCTTTGCTCTGGAGAGTGACTGCTCATTTTCAATGTCAGCCTCAACGCGCGAAATCACTTCAAAAGATGACGCTATTTACCAGAGCTTTGTCACAAGCGCAAAGAACTGGACAATCTCTGGCTCTGCTTTGTTCGGTGATGATGACGCCACAAAATGGAACCCAGACGATCTGTACGCTTCTCTGGGCTCAGAGGTAGACATCAAGATCACCCAGTGTGCTGCTGGCACCGTTACACCTGCAACTGGTGAAACGAAGATTGAAGGTGCTGCTATCTTGACCGAACTTTCTGGATCATTCCCAGATAAGGACAATGGCACATTTACTTTCAGCCTTCAGGGAACTGGAGCTTGGACAGTAGGAACTAACTAAAACCATAGGGAAAAATGGCACAGTTTAAATTAGGCGCAGCTCTCCTCTTTGAGGAGCTCACCGGAAAGAGCATGACAGAAATCGGAACGCCCAAGATGACGGACATGATTTACCTGATCTACGCACAGGAATACTGGGATAAGGATGACCGGCCCAGCTTTGACGAATTCAAAAAGGATATATCCAAAAAGGATGTATCTGAAATCAGTAGTGCCTTAAATGGCCCTTTTTCCCCGAAGGAGGTCCAGTAGAAATATTGGGCCTCCTGATCGGGAGGCTGGGAGTAAGTAAGGCAGACGCCTTGAGTTTGACAAAACGAGAGTTTGAAGCTGTGCTCAAACACGGCTTTGAAAAGGAGAAAGAGGACTGGAAGCGATCCAGGTGGATGGCTGCAGTCATGGTGAATATCAGCGGGAAAAGTGTTAAGCACGCAATCAAACCCAGCGAGCTTCTGCGCTTCCCAGATGAAAAGAAACAGAATAACGGATTCAGCGAATTCCTGAAAGCACATGGCGCAAGATATAAGGAGTAAGGTCATTCTGGGAATGGATGTGAATGAGTTCCGCAGGGGTATCACCCAGGTGGACAGCTCAATCAAAGGCATTTCACGCCAGTTCCAGAACCTTGGCGGTCTTATTGGTGCCACCTTTGTGGTGGGGAAAATTGCCGACTTTACGAAGGAGGCCATCAAGCTGGGATCCGAGATGGAGGGTGTGGCCCAAGGCTTTCAACGCTTTGGATCAGAAGCTGAGCTCCAAGGGCTGAGAAAAGCCACCAGAGGATTGGTGACGGATCTGGAGCTCATGAAGCAGACGGTAATGGCTGGGAACTTTGGCATCCCTGTCCAGGAACTTGGCCAGCTCTTAGAGTTCGCCTCACGCAGAGCTAAGGAAACAGGCCAAAGTGTTGACTACCTGGTCAACAGTATTGTGACAGGTATTGGACGAAAGAGCACGCTGATCCTGGACAATTTGGGCATCTCTGCTGTGCGATTGAAACAGGAATTCAATGGCGCAGCCTTAGAGGCTCAGAACATTGGAGATGTAACAGCGGCCGTCAGCCGTATTGCAGCGGAGGAACTTGGCAAGATGGGCGAACCCATTGACACAGCCACAGACAAGCTCCTGCGCCTGAGCTCTGCCTGGGACAACTTCCTGGCCAAGATTGGCGGACCTATTGCAGGAGAGGCTGCCAATATGATGGAGAAATTCATGGATGTCGTTCCCACAGGAGAGGCTGGAGGACTTTCCAGAGCCATCCGAGGGTATGACCAGATGCTGGGAACTGGGGCAACCATGCCCTCCTTCGCAGATTTCTCACGCACCCAAGCACAGGGTATTTTTGGAGCTTTCCCTGTCTCTGCTACGCCTATACAAACGCCTGAGGAACTTGCAGAGATTGCCAAGAAACGCGCAGAGCGTGAAGCAGCTGTCCGCAAAGAGTATGAGCTTCAGTGGGAGGTCATGCAGAACCAAATCTCTCTTTATGAGCAGATGCAGACGCAGATGGAGGAAACCTTCAAAAGTGATCTCATTGCAGGCTTCACCAGCTTACAGCTGGAGCAGATTGACATGCTGGAGGGAGAGATGGTGCCGATCCTGGACAAAGTGAAGGAACGCTTTGACACCATCA